TATTATCGTGACGAAGAAGCAAACAACCGCCTAGTGCCTTGGAGGTCTTGGTTTCTTTAGCTTGTCTAATGCTAGCACTTAACCTATCCGTTGCCTTTACGCAAGCACCACAACCGCTTTTCCATTGTACGTTCTGTTTGCAAGCAAGACAGATCTTTGCGCGTTGCTCTGCTAATTCACTGGATACAAGTGCTACTTCTTTTGTAGAATTGATGACATTTTTAGCCCAAATTGTGATGTCGTTTAGCAACTCCGTCTTCTGACTAGGAGTATTCACGGATGTTACAACAACCATGTCCACTCCATGACAAAAATTGGGGTTCTTGCTACAGATGTACGAATTGACATCACCCTCCACGTCACCAACTGGCAAATGGTTTTCGGCACGGAAATTCGTGACAACCTGAAGAAGATTGTCATAGCTATGACCAGTGAGTTTTGCATCACCATCGTAGTAATGCCAACCCCCCGGTGGAATCATTCCAATTATCGGTTTTGCCATGAATTTTTGAGTTTTACGTCAGTTTTGTAAGGTTTGCAAGCAAATTCTTACTTATTTATCAAATTAATTGCTGAAATCAACGAATTCGTAGCTTTCAATTCCAGTATGCTTTTTCTGGAAAACAAACTTTTCTGGTTTGGGATCCGTCATCGTAGCAACAACTCCACCCCGTTGTCTCATAAGATAGACCAGCAGGGACAGGGAATCGAGTGCGTCAGGACTATTTTGCCTAGTCCGTTTAACGAAGTCTCCCTTGCTCTCAACTCGTACAAGACCCTGCCCCTGCTGTTTGTATCTGCGCGAAGTTGCCTGACGAACCAACTCCTCGGTACGGAAACTAGGTGATATTTTTAGATACTCAAACTCTAGGTATTTAGCAAGTCCGAAAATCAGTTCTGTAACAACTCCTGAATACAATTCGTTTGCGCGTTGTGTGTCATCTCCAAGGATGTGAGTTTCGGAACTGGCCCATGAATAGTTTACTCCCATGACTTCACTTCCATAGAGTGACTTCAACGCATCGTGGATTCCTGCTCCGTTTCCAGTTCGGTCAACACATAGCCAGTTCGCTCCGATCCTCATCTCTTTTGCAAACCGAATAATCTCTGCGGTCTGTTCCAGTGTTGCTAGTTTCGGAAACTGCATTTGTGAATCCAGCTGCAAACACGTCTTGGGCTTTTTGAATTCACGGAATTGTCCATCCCTCGGAGTCCATCCATCGCAGAGTCCGTATCGTCCGAATGAACAGACCACTTGATCTCGGCCTTCCAATGCCAAATCGAACGCTGCTAGAGGCACTACAGGCCCAATAAACCGCAAGATACCCATTGAGTTGTCCATCATGGCAGGTGTGATGATTGCCATCGAGATACCTTCCTGTGGGAAAAAACCTCTTGCCATTGTGTAATATTCGGCAGTCCTACCCTTACTTTCGTACGCCATGTAGCCTTCGTAGGATTGGAAGCCGGGGAAAATAATCTCCTTCTCCAGCACGTTCTCGCACCTCGCTGCGTCCAGTCGCAAGATATGCCAACCCTCCCTGCTGTCCCACTCGAAATCCTCCTCGCAATCCACACTCTGCCAACCCCGCGCAGGTTCGCACCTCTTACCAAACTCACTATTCCTATCTTTGGGGTTCGATGCACCAAAAATCTTAATGCGTCCCTTGGAATCTTTTGTATCGGCAGCAGACAGGATGTTTTGTAGACCTTCCCAAACACCAGCGGGAACCTCCTCGGCCTCATCCAGCACAACGTGTGTCCTACTCATTTGACCCCACTTGGGATCTGGCTTTTGCCTTGGGGAAGGGTGGAACCCTCGGAGCGTACCAGTTCCGCTATCACCTTTTGGCACAGCAACCAAGTGAATCCCATTCTTGTCATCGTCATTGGCTTGAATGCTCTTCACCAAATCCTCGCTACCTTCGTACTCAGGTCTAACCAATGCAGTCCTGTAGAAGTTTTTGATTGCAGCGAATACGTTTCTCTGCGCGTGTGCCTCAGTAAGCGAAACCACTTTAATACAAGTGTATTCTGGATCTCGCATCCAATCCAGCAGGAACCACGCAGCAGCATTAAACGTCTTGCCCATCGCTCCTGCACCCTGCACCAATAGTTTGTCATTCTCAAACAAGCACCTCCAAGTATCCGCTGCACTCTGTGGCCTCCAATCGTACACTCCACTACCCCACAAGATTGTTGCTGCCGCTTCAAACTGATCGTGCTTCAACAAGTGCTGAACGAAGTTTAACACAGTCTGCCTAGCCACCTTTTCGTCTAGTGTAACCTGCTTTTTCTGCGAATTCGTCAGATTTGTCAGTATAAACTGAGCGGCATAGATGACTCCATTGATATCATCCTTCTCCGCTTCCGCTCGCACCCTTGTAGCAATGTTAATTGCCTGTAAAACTGATGGGGGTTTATTCATTCACTTTCCACCCGTACATCAAATTGAACCAAGCGAACTCCTTCTCCCCAGCCTTCTTACTGCTTCTGAATACTTTAGCAAATCTATTCACAAACCACTTCTTGTAGTCACTAAACTCGTCCATGCTCCAGCTTTTTTGAGTGTACCAATCCTCTTGGTGGGTGAATTCTTTGTCGAATCCTTCAAACCCCACTCGCTTGAACATTTCGTCCAATGCTTCCATCATAAATGTATCTACTTTGCTCATATATTAATCCCAGTATAGTTGTGTTCCCGTTAGCTTTCCGCTCATCATTCTTTCCAAGACTGGCTCAACGTCCCACGGGTACAATCCTTTCTCATAGCAGGTTTGCATTCCAAAGTATTCATTGAACTTGTCTGCATCTATTCCACTATTTTTCAACGCTTTATCTAGCACATCAAACTCAATATGCTCAATTGGGTTCTCAGTAATCACAATGCCAAGTTGATCTAGCCTATTGTATTTCATTCCTCATCCTCCTCGTCCTCATCATCTTCGTCATCCTCGTCAAACATAGAATTCTCAATCAATTCGTGGATCTTGACTTGAAGAATGCCAATCATGCTGGCAAGCGGCAAATCAAACTCCGCAATATATGTATCAATTAATTTATCGATTTTATTTTGTAGTTCCGTTATTTGTTCTGAGTCTTTCATGTTCCTCCTTTAGTTGGTGAATTTTACCATCTTTGTTCCAAACTCTTACGTTTCCTAACTCTTCAAACTGGAAGTCCCACTCCTCTTTTGTGATGCGTCCGTGCATATAGTCCTCGTTTGATTTCCGCTGGGCTTCTTCTCTTGTCATGTCCAATGATCTAATGGACATCTCTCCGTGTCCATAACTAGTTTAAGTTCCATATTGCATCCGCAAACACCACACTTGCCAGAACCAGCAAATGCCGTTGGATCGTAGTTAACGCACTGGTTGCAGACAATCAAACGCTCCTCGATCTGCTCCTCGTTCCGAATAGGCATACCTGCACGGACAAATGCCGCTGCGCTTTTAACAAAGCTAACCGCTTTCTGCGCTATGTTTGGCTCGTTCATTTCATTCCAAAGATACTCTTCAATGCATCCACACCAGTGCTGGTGCTATGATATGATCTTGGTTCGTCTTCACCCTCTTCTTCTCCATCGTACATTGCAACATCCCAAGTAGTATCGAATAGCTTCCGCAGTCCCTTTGCAGACATGGTGACATTCCCACGTCCGTTGAACGATGGGTTCTTGTTGACATACACTTTCCAGAGTTCCTCTTTTGTCATACGTTAATCAGTGCAATGTTGAATTCCGCTGCAAGCAGTGTTGTTGATTCATCCGTGGGATACGTCTCTCGATAGACTATCCTTTTGATCCCGTAAGATGCAAGCGATTTCAAGCAGTTATTACATGGCAATGTTGTCGATGCCAGCAGATAGCACTCCAATGGCTTAACATGACGCAATGCGTTCTGCTCTGCATGGACAACGTAATTTCTACGCTTGTCCCTGTCAGTCCAGTCCTCCACCATGTGCGGTGGGAATCCATTGTACCCGCAAGCCGCAACAGTGTTGTCATGCCGCAACAACACAGCACCAACCTGCCTCCAAGGGTCTTTGGATTTCTTGGCTACAACCTCCGCTATCGATAATGCGTATTCGTCCCAGTTCATGATGTATGTACTTCTCCCATGTGATCTTCCAACCAATAGACTGCCTGACCAGAATCCCTAACGTCATCAGGAAAGATGCACTCGTCTGAGATGATTCCGTTTAATTGCAATGCGTTCATCACTTTAGTTGCGTTGAGCCTCTTGTATTGAATGTAATGTTCAAGTGTGTTCACTCGTCGAACCCTTTCATTCCATCGTATACAACATACAGTATAATAGCTGCTAATACGATATAGCCGATAATATATCCCATATATGACACCTTATTGGCAGGACTCACACTCTGGATCTTCGATGTGACACACCCGCTCGACTTTGATGTCTGCTAGGTCATCGTCATCCTTCAGCACAACTTGTTCCTCAATCACGTCTAGCTTGTCTGCCCGTGCGATTGCTGCTGCATTAGTGTACCTCTTCTCAGGGTAACGCTTCGACAGCTTCTCGACGTTGGCTTCCATGCACTCGTTAATCGTCAAGCCTAGTTCGTTAAGCAAACCAGTCAGATAGAACAGGATATCTCCTGCCTCCTCCCGCACGTTGTCGAAGTCTAATGGCTTCTGGTAGATAGCGTGTTTCTTCACTGCGTCAAGCAACTCACCTGCCTCACCACTTACTCCAACTGCCATGTGGAGAATGGATGCCTGAAGAGGTGTAAGCTGGACAAGTATATCATGCCCCGGCTTAACGATGGACTGCACAAACTGCTCGTATGGTGTAGTTAATTTCATTTTGTATGTATGTTAAAGTATGCCAATCCAAAGCAACCTGCCTCGGATAGGTGGACTAACTTTCCTTCACTGCCTATGCTTTCGTCAAGCATCTTTTTTGTTATCATCTGCGGATGCCCCTCATGTGGCTCGATGTCAACCCATTCAAAGATGCGAAGAACCTTCGCTGCTCGTAGTGCGTTGGCAATGATTAACGCAGGGTCATCCGTATGCTGCAAGCAATTGTAAATCCAGCACTCATCGAATCCCTCTTCTACCACGTCCTCACCTCGCATCACCAGACACTCGACCCCGTGTTCATGGTAGCGAGCGTAAGTCCATTGCGGATACTGGAGCGGATCCACTACCAATGCCCTGCCAAGTCCCTTTGCCTTTAACAGCATGGACGTTGGGCCACCACCTATGTCGATCACTGACTTGCCTGACAGACTGAATCCGTAGCCAACCTGATGCAGTCCCATGAATCTCGCATAGACATAGTGCTTCTGGTCTTCATCAAATGTATTGCAGCAATCACCCCAGTACTCCGATTCAAACGTGTAATCGCTCATTTCAGTTCCTCCTTCAGCTTGCGATAGTGTGCCACTGCTTGGGGCCATTGGTCATGCCAACCTGATGACGCTACTAGCTTGGTAGCGCAGTCCTTCCACTGGTCACGCTCCTTGGTTATCTTGTCTATCTCTTCTGTTCTATCGTTCATATTGTTTTTGTTTGTGACAAATAGTGGGTAGTATTTGTCATAAGGTTTGTTAGTGATTGGATGGATAAGTCATTGTCATTGCATCGATTCCGTTGCCTTCAGCGTACCACCCTGCTCCGTTGTACACGTCTAGCACATCTTCAAAATACTTCTCGTACCGAGGTGCAACTCGTTCAAGCGTAAAGTTCTCACCAAACGCACGGCAGTCCGCTGGTCTGATCTTGTCAATGTTTTTGATTGCATCGACGTAATCACCCATCGTCCTACACCTGTAGCCAGTGACCCCATGCAGGTTATTCTCTGCGAAGCTACCCCAGTCGCTGGTGATGGTTGGTGTTCCAGATAGAAGGTTCTCGATCTGCACCCCGCCGAATGGTTCAACGTATTGTGATGGCAGGAAGGATGCCCTAGCCTTAGACATGAGTTCTTTTCGCTTAGGAACGTCAGCATAGCCCACATATTCGACGTGAGGTGGGAATGTATACCCTGCTTCCTTCTGACCCGCTACAACCAGTTTAACACCTGCGCGACGAGTTGCATCGATGGCGATATCAACCCCTTTTCCGCTATAGACCCTGCCAAGGTACAAGAAGTAATCTTCCTTCTTGTCGGTGAAGGTGAAGTCATCGATGTCGAAATAGTTGGGGATCACCACGGAATAGTTGTCCTGCTGGCACTGACCAACTGCACCCATGCCACAATGAGCGTGATAGATGGCATATGACTCCCAGACTTTAAATCTAGCCCAATGCCCACCCGCATACCCTATCCCCGGCTCAACTACGATCATATCATGTTGGTGCGCATCACATATCGGTCTGACTCCAGACCCCCAAAATGGAAGAATAAAGTCGTTCTTTTTCTTTCGAAAACCTACCTCCCGAATGGCATTTGCATAGAACGTCTTGTATGCGTGGTCACCAGTGTTGAACTTGAAGAACGTTTTGCGCCAGTCATGGGATCCATATGACTTGGCAAAGTCTTCGTTGGTCAGGACGCTGACGTGTTCAGTGCATTGAATGTCACTGTCCTCATGCCCGTAATGGATGACCTCATGGCCCCGATTGGTCATCATCTTGCCGAATTTGACCACCTTCTGCGTGTACGCACAGGCATTAAACTCTTTGGACGTGACTGTGTGTGGTAAACCTAAGACGTGGAATCTCATTTCTTTTTTGTTGGCTTTGCTGTCTTTGCTGATTGCTTGAATGCTTTTGCGGTGGGAGCGTTTTTACTTCCAACCTTGTTCATCTTCTCTCCGCTACCTGCGGCGATACGTTTCTTCTTTGCGTGGATGTTGGCATATAAGCCTTGTTTTGGTTTTGGTGTTTTCATATTTTGACTATGTACTACTGCTGTTATGTGAAGTTATTGATTATTTTCCTTACTTTTCAGCTTGTTAATCAACGACTTCTGTTTGTTTACGTCATGCTGCAATTCGTGGATGATTTGCCGCAATTCTCTAATATACTGCTTTTGTTGCTGAATTATACGCATCTCTGGTGTTATCTCATGCGCTTTCATAGGTTCTCTAAGATCTCGGTTAGTTTCGCTTTCATGTTATTGACTTGTTTCAAATTGTAATAGTCTTGTGCGCTCACTTCGTATGTTGAGTATCTGTGGAGGCACTTCTGGTTATCGCAGTATCTACGTCTCGAAAATCGATTGCCGAAGTCACGGCACTCCATCACATGGGTCGTAGAACTGCATTTTGGGCATAATTTGACCATTATGGATAAACCCTAGATATGGGGTATTTAAAAATAGTTAACACAATATGGTGATTATTATCGACAACATCAGTGATTTTGTGGTTAAAATGCATTAGCAAATCGTTCGCTTATCCCACATGATCCTCTCCAGTCGCTTCGATCTGCGGTAGCCTCTCCTCTGGTTCCCTTCCTTGGATTAGCTCAATGGGTTCAGCACTTCTATCACCGATGGTGAATGTGACGTTGAGTGGTTTCGCTTGTGTCGATTCGATTTCGATTTTATCCCCGTACTGACGTGCGTTCCACTTACCTAGTAGACGGATACGAGTGTCAATTCTGACCCTCTTCTCCTGAGCATCGAGCATTGGATCATCTGCTATTCTTATGCAGTCATCAGCGATTGCGTGAGTACCTATTTTTCGTGAGAGATGAGATTTGTTGCGAAAGTCTTCGTTTGAGCATTCCCATCTCCATACTGTTGAGTAGTTTGGCATACCCTCTAGATTACAGATGGATGAGAGTGTTTGGCCCATTGAAAGTCGTTCACAGATTTCCTCTGCGAGTTCCTCGTTGTACTCTGGTGGTCTACCCATTTTTTTGGATGGTTTAAAGCTCATATGGTTGCTTGGGTTTAGTCTTACGCTTGGGTAATCCTGATTTCGGTTCGTTGCTCTGCTTGGGTGCGGACTTTGACTTGCGTGAACGTGATTTCGACGCTTTCGGGGTTATCGTCTGGGATGAGGTGGGCGTATCTAATTTGGTCGATAAGTGGTTTGCAGCCTCCTGCAAGGTTATCAACGTCGAGTGTTTTTGTGGAGTAGCGTGTAATTGAGAGAGTGTACTGCGGATTGCACTTAGCAGTGCAGTCCTTGCTAGTTTCTTTTGCTTTGTGTACTTTGTCCAATGCGCGTTTAGGAGCGTGTTTAGTGAGGGTGTCAAGTAGCCGTCTAGATGGAGGTTTATAGTCATAGTAGTAATGTCCGTCTGGTGCGAGGGAGTAGCCTTTCTCTTTGAGTTGTTCAGTTGTCCAGTTCATTGTTCGATTAAGTAATCTTCAGGGTTGGGATCCTGTTGTGCTTCGATTGTTTTACCGCAGGTGATGCACTTGCAGTTGCCGTGATCATCGACGCTCATGACGTTGTCGCAGCACTCTGGTACTTCGTCTTGTTCGGGTGGGTCATTCCAATAGTCGTTCATAGCAAGTATAGTTGTACATGGTTGTGTGGGATTTATACCCTATCTAGATCAATCAAACTTTTTGCTCGTATTCCTGCTTTTATGATTTGGTTGTGTGCATCATCAACGATGGTTGATGGGAGCAAAATCTCTTTCAGATCCTTGTATTTTGTTCTTACGAAGATTTCATCCGTTTCAATTTCCCCGTCTTTTATGCTGGTTGTCAGTTGGAATCGTTTGGGAAGCTCATAGAGTTTAGCGGACAATGGATTGGCTTCCATGTCGAGATTCCAGAATAGATCTATCATGCTTTTTGCTTGTAGTACTGATATTGTGCCATCGGGCCATTTTGCTAGGTATGTTTTCATTTGGATATTTAAAATTGTTTTAGTTTATCTTGATCTAATGCGTAGCCTTCTCCGTGACCAAGGTTGATAATGTTCTCTGCTTTGATGAGGTCTTCTTGCCATGCCCAACCAACGAAGTCGAGTGATGGAGCGTCCACAACGCAC